ACATTATGGCTGCGGCGAGTCAAGCTACAAATCCAGCAATTGCTGCATCACTACGAGCTAAGGATGCAGCAATCGCTAGATTAGAACAAGAACAAAAAACAGTCTCAGGTCCTGGTGCAGAACAACGACGTACTGATATCCAGACGGAGATTAACGAACTTAAAGCACAAGTTGCAAGAGAAGGTAAAATTGCACAACAATCTGCAGGATATATTCAAGCCAAAGCGATTGGAGATGCTCTTAAAAATTTAGGCGGCGTTGGTACAGAACAAGCTGCAATGAGAACTGGTTCGACAGAGGAAAAGAATAAAGCAGCAGCAAATGCTCCTAATTTTGGTCAAAAAGGTTCACCACTTGATATGGCGACAACGTTTGCCGGCTATACTACGGCACTTGCTGGGAACACCACCGCTGTGTGGGCGCTAACAGCGGTTATGGCTACTAAAACTGGTCTCGATGCAGCTAAAGCATTTAAAGAATTTGGTGGTATGGGGCAGTTAAAAACAAAAGTAGGCTCGTGGATAAACTCTGCTCGTGGTATTTCAGCTGCTGAAACAGCTTTCCCTACTCTTGAGGGAGCCGCTCCAGGTGCAGGTGGTGTTGGCAAAATGGGTAAATTTTTGCGTGCTGCCAAAGGTGGCATTCCAGGTTTGCTTGGTGGGGTTGCATTAAATTATGCTGCTGATAAGGCAGGTGGATATAATACGACTGCAGGCACAGGATTAAGCGCAGCTAGTAACGCTCTTGAAATGGGTAGTACAGGAGCGATGATTGGCTCGGTCATTCCAGGTGTTGGCACGCTTGTTGGTGGCGCACTTGGTGCAACAGCTGGTCTTGGTTACTCTGCATATCAGTGGTATAATAATCCTGAGCGCAAACTTGCTCGTGAGCGTGAAGAACAAATTAATAAAGCAAAAGAAGCTGAAGCAGCACAACAAGCAGACGAAGCCGCCCGTGCAGCTATTCACCCTGAACAAGCCAAAACGACTGTCGAGCGTGATACGTTGATTGAGCTACAAAAGCAATATTACAAACTTGCAATAGAGTTCTACAAAGAAACTGATCCAAAATCTGATGCCGCAGCTCGAGCAAAACAACTCGATAAACTTAACCGTCTTGCATCGATAGCAAATACGTCGGGCGCAGCATTTGCGCCAACCGCACAACTCGCTGGTGGTTAAAAATACTAACCCGTAGCCCCCATGTGCTAAATACTGGGATACTAAAGTCAAAGAACACCGTTTCCAATGGCAAAAACAGCTAAGTTCGCCGGGTACTTTAAACTCATCAATGCTGAACCGACACCAGCAGAAATAACAGATAATGTAACATTTGACAGCGTTGCCGTTGGGAATATCACCGGCTGGTATTCTAATATTGTTACTGGCTCCGGCAATCGTACTGCAAAATACGCTGAATACGACCTAATGGATGCGGACATCGAGGTGTCAAGAGCGCTCGACGTCATCGCAGAAGAGATGACCAATGGTCGTGGCGATGATTTGATCACAATCGATGCGGAAGAAGACTCACTGTCAGAGACAGAACATCTAACGCTAAAAACAGCTCTAGGTCGTTGGAAAAAGAGCCAAGGTCTCGATTCGAAACTTTTTGACGTTGCTCGCCAACTCGTTAAATATGGTGATGTATTTTTCAATAAACCCGAACCATTTAGTAAATGGGACTACATTCCACCTAAGCAAGTTACCGGCGCATACGTTGACGAAAACAATGCTGCACGAGTGCTTGGCTTTGTTGTTAATGAAGGCTACAAGAATGCTCAACACGCCGGCTATAATGTCGGCATCAAACAACAAGAGCTCGTAATTAAACCAGTAGCAAAAATCATTCGCTTCACGCTCAATAATGACATGAGCGATGCAGCACCATTTGGTAAGTCGATTCTAGCCTCTGTGTATCGTGCGTACCAACAGAAGAAACTTATTGAAGACTCGATCATCATTTATCGTGTCCAACGTGCTCCAGAAAAGCGCGTGTTTTACATCGACGTTGGTCGCATGCCACCAAACCGTGCTAAAGCATATCTGCAGCAAGTTAAACTAGAAATGCGTCAGCGCAACATTCCAGCACTAAACAATGGTGGTAGTGCTGGCGAATCGACAGTTGATACTGTGTATGACCCACAGGATATGATGGAAGATTTCTTCCTTGCAACTGGTGCAGAAGGTAAGGGAAGCAAGATTGAAGTGCTACCAGGTGGTCAAAATCTTGGTTCGCTTGAAGATTTGAATTACTTTGCAGATAAACTAAACCAAGGTTTGCGCGTCCCAACATCGTGGGTTCGTGATACAGGGTCTGGTCCGGCCGTTGTAAATGATGGTAAGTCTGGTGTTGCGTTCATTCAAGAACTACGTTTTGCAAAATTCATCGAACGTCTACAGGATCGATTGATTGCAACACTTGATACTGAATTCAAACTATTCTTGAAAAACGTTGGCATCCGTATTGATCAGGAAGCGTTCTTCTTGAAACTCCCTGAACCATCGAACTTCGAGTCGTATCGTCAGGCAGCTAAGGATGCTGACCTACTCAACGTATTCTCGAGCACGACAAGCATTCCACAGATGTCTCCTCGCTTTGCTATGAAGCGATTCTTGCAGATGACTGAAGCTGAGTTGTCAGAAAACGAACGCCTACTCCGTGAAGAAAAGGGTATCGAGCTTGATGATCCCGACCTGCTAATGAAGCTGTACCAGCCTGATGCAGCTGCTGAGGGTGGTGCAGGTGGTGGTATCGACATTGGCGGTGGAGGTGGTGGAGGAATGGGCGATTTGAGCCTGGACACTGAGGAACCGCCACCGGATGAAAATGCTGAAGGTGGAGGGGAAGAAGCAGCCCCGGCAGCAGAAGAACCCGCTCCAGAAGTATAACACATAAATAGCCAATAACCTTGGCTATTTTGTTATATGAAACCACATTTCTTCACGAGATTTATACTCCTGACCAATCCAATACAGTAACCGAATCATTCGTTGATGAAGCTACTGGTCGTCGCAGCTGGTACCTTGAAGGTATTTGCATGATGGGTGATGCTGAGAACCGTAACAAGCGTCGTTACCCAGCACAGGAAATCTCTCGCGCTGTTGAGTCTCTACAAGAATCGATCAAGAACAAACAGTGCTTCGGTGAACTTGATCACCCACTAGATTCTCGCATTGCAATCGAACTAAAGAACGTATCCCATATGTTTGAATCGCTGCGTATGGACGGTACAAACGCTGTTGGTCGTATCAAGATTCTTGACACTCCGATGGGCTCCATCGCTTCCAAAATTCTTGAAGGCGGTGGTCGTCTTGGTGTATCTTCTCGTGGTACTGGTGACGTTATGGAAGGTGGCATCGTTAAGAACTTCCAATGCTCTTGCATTGACCTAGTTGCAACTCCATCTGCTCCAAACGCAATGCCAGCATCGATCTACGAAGCTCTTCAGCAAGATGCACAAGGTCGTCGTGTACAAACTCTTGCAGAAGCTCTTCGTGAAGATAAAACTGCACAGAAGTACTTTGAATCGGAAGTTCAAAAGTTTCTACGTAGCCTACTTGGATAATTCCAAATGGGGTCGTTTGTTGAGTATTTGATTGAATCTCGATCGGCAGATCTGTATCATGGTACAAGTCTGCCGAAAGCTAGCCGAGTGATCAAGGATAACATCCTAGCCGCAAATACTCCGATCCACTCTACACTTGTCCCGCAACAACATCGTGGGCAAGATAAAACAGTCAGTCTATCGCGTGACGTTCAAGTCGCAATCAACTTTGCAAGAGCAAGTGCATCAGATAACAACTCCCTACCAGTCGTTTTCATCCTAGATCAGGCTCTACTCTCTCGCGACCTTGGTAAACGTATGCGCCCGTATGACGACATCGATAGTATGGATAAGGTGTCCAAGCGTAGCCAAGGAACAAGTGAACGTGAAGAGGCAGTGTTTGGTAGCATTCAAAACATCAACAAATACATCAAGCGAATCATCATCAGCGTCCCATCTGTCTCCGCACCAGCAGATGACGACTATGACCGTGCACCCCTCACCGACCGCCGTCTAGCAGCAGCGCAACTACAAAAGTTCCCAACTGTTGCACAAGACCCTCGGGCCATCATCAAAGATATTCACGGCAAACAGCTCACATACCGTGCATTTGCATCGTTGGTGAATACCTCCGAAAGTGCCATCCATTCTAAAATCATTGAAGCCGATTACTTTGCTCAAATGGGTCACGGTCGCGTCGAATATAATCAAGAAATCGATTATTTCGGAATGCGAGTGATGATGACACCGTCCAAATTTCTATCACTATCGCTCGAACTAGATGTTGATGACAAAGAGCAGCAGTATATTGATAAAATGGAGCAAACCTTCAAACAAGGCGAATCGTTTGCAAATCCTTGGCTTGAAATTAAGGTTCCGCCAGAATGGGATGAAGGCGATTTTTCTCAACCAGCAAAAATCGTCAACCACGAAGGTAGACACCGATTGCTAGCCTTGCAACAATACAAAGCGCGAAATCACCGTGGACCTGCAAATGCTCCTGTAGAGGTGCACATCATATTGCGTGGCTATCGTGCTCGTAACATCACACCAGAGATGAAACAGCGTCTAAACGACAGCATAATCTCCCAACGTGGTTACACAGTACAAGGTCCGTGGTTTTCTCTAAACGAGAGTATTACTGAAGCGGTCCTAAATGAGTTCTCAAAAGTCGACCCTCAAATCTCTGAAATCCTCCACAAGAAAGGTTACAAAAAGCTCGGCGGTGGAGTTGATCAACTAGCGTTTCTCGAACCTGGTACTGGTAAAGTGTTGAAGATTTTCGGCACCAAAGGTGAAGGCGGATACAAAGGATTTAGTTCTGACCAGTATATGTTCAAACAGTTTGTCGATTACTGCGAGAAAAACAGCTCAAATCCGTGGCTACCAAAATTTGATGATTGGACAGCGTTCATCTTCCCAAAAGGTAGCAAAAACAAATACCTGCAAATTCGGATGGAACGACTAACCAGCATCGATCGACCGACACAAGATGCTCTGGAACAATTCACGATGTTTATCGAAAAAGGACGTTCACTTGATGAGTTGTTAGCATTCGTTGGTAAGAGTGAAACAATGTTCAACGGAATTAACTATCTTGTGATGACGTATGGTGAAGATGGCCTTCGTCAGTTGTGGGATACAATGACGCAGTTGTACAGTATGGGCAAAGGATCTGGGTATATGTTCGATTTGCACGGCAAAAACTTTATGCGCCGCCCTGATGGTCAAATCGTTATTATCGATCCTTGGGTTGTTTAAAAGATCATCGGCATTTCATCGTAATCGCTATCATCGTCCTCATTTTCAAATTCGCGCTTGCTCTCTTCGCTCTCTTCGGTTGAGTACAGCATCTCGAACGCGTTCTCGTCAAACGCAGCCAACTGCTTGACGACACGGCACGTTAGCACAGTTGCCATAACACAATCGTCTGTCGACCCTTCCTTTGCCTCGTATGATCCGCCTACTAGAACAAAGTTTTTGATTTCGTGCAATAGATCTCGGCTATTGATCTTCATTCGTCCACTTTCGATCAACTCCTTGAAAATCTTGCAACCTTGCGCTTTCGTCTTTCGACTTGTGTTCAGTCCTACCTGACCAATCTCGGAAACCATCTCGACATTTTCTGGTAAGTGTTCATCGTTCGCAAATAGTGCCAACAACCCTTCACCAACGCCGTTATTTTCAACGGAAAACAGCACCTGCCATCCAGCCTGTTCTGCCCGCTCCCAAAGCCGCTTTAGCGCAATGTATATGTCACCAGACTTCGACTTGTTTGATCTCAACTCCATCATCTGCTCGAGATCTGGATATGAGAACACTTCGATTACGGTGAAATCTCGACCTACGCCTTTGCTTGGGTCAACGGTGATAATGCACTGCTTTTCATACTCTGCAACAATCGTTTGTTCTTGCTGTCTATTTGGATCGTGCCAGTGGTTGTGTAGGTTGTAACCAGCCTGAGGTCTTTCGTTTTGGGGCTTCGGTCTATTGATATCAACCTTTTCAAAATCCTTCCAAATCTTGACGCCGTGATCCTGTGAAACGTGCTCGTGTGTTTGTAGTTGAGCAGCCTTCATGCTGTCGATCAGCAACGGATCGCTGGATAGCATTTCGCATTCGAACTCTTGCGCCCACTTTAGCGGACCATTCTTTGCAATCTCTTGCTTTTTAAACTTTTCATCACGACCGGGCACTTGGTGCCATTTGATCGTTAGTGGTTTCATTCCGTTTGTGCCAGATATTGCACCACGCCATAGCGTTGCGAACAAATCGCTGTCGCCGTTAGGAGTGGATGTCATAAACAACTTACCACCGGTTGCAAGGGTTGGGGAAATCGATGCCCAGAACTCTTGCTGGATCATTGGCCGCACGAACGCAGTTTCGTCACAGTATAGAATAGAGAACGATCCGCCACGACCTGTTGTTTCAGATGTAGCATCTGAGATAATACGGCTGCCCGTTTCGAACTTCAGCGATAACTTGTTCCAACCGTCATCAGTTACTCCAGGTTTCAAAAAGTCAGGAAGGTTCTCATACATGTATTTGATACGTGATATCATCTCTGATGAGTTTTTGTGCTTATTACTTGTAATAAGGACGGTCTTGTCTTTGTTGAAGATGCTGAACCAGAACAAGTATGCGCAACTGGTTTCGGATTTACCGGACTGACGAGGAAACAGTGTGATAACGTCCTTGTTGTTGTGGTACGCATCGATCAACTTGATTTGGTAGTCATACAAACTGAATAGCGTTCTACCTTTCACAGGATGTCGAACGTACACGTAGTTCTGAATGAAGTGGATTGGATCCTTGGCACACTTAGCAAATTCTCTGATCTGCTCATTCGTCATCTCGACGGTTGTCGCATTGCCTTTTTTGACGTTGATATTTTTCGTTGCCATACTAACCTGCTGGAGAAGCCACTATTTACGCCAATAAAAAAGGGGCTAAAAAGCCCCTTTTGTTTGAGAGTGGTTTGATCAACCGCCTAGACCTTGACCACCTAGAGCCATGTTGTTCTTGACAGCATTTGGGAACCGTTGGAACATATGGTCAACAGAAATCGTTAGATCAATCGACATTGTTTCGGAGTTTGCATAATCTAGTTCTGAGCCTTTGTATTCCTTGATCATGCAACCTTCATATGTCCATGTTTCTAGCACTAGATCGTTACCGTTTAGTAGGTCTAGGATCGTAGCGAATTTGTACATACTACCTTCTTGGCTTGCCGCTAGGAAAGGACCGTCTGCACCAACGATATATTGTTGACGCTGTAACTGAGCCTGAACAATCTTGCCGACAGAACTACCGATGTCATCGTCGAATGTAACAGACAAGTCGCTAAGTTCGTGCTTACCAAGCACCTTAGCGATGGAGTTGTAGCGATGTAGTTCGTGTGTTTTGAATGTTAGGTTAGGACGAGTTAGTTTCTTTGCTTGCATCGATAGTGGAGTTGTGTTTTGCAACTCACCAAAACCGATAAAGCTAACTCTCCACTTGTTTTGTTGCTTTGGTTGTAGAAAACCGGTACCAACGTTTGGTAGACCGCCAACTTGTGATAGTGTGCTCATGTTTAAGCCTTTTGTATAAAAAGAATATATCCCTATTTATGTGCGGACGAAGTTCCAGCGAGATAAATCATTTGCACTAAATACTCAATCGCAACTATTTACCCTATATGTCTATCCTAGTCACCGCACTCGCAGAAAGCACAGTCGTTGAATTTTCTGATAGTGCTCGTATCCAAAAAGGTGAGCTTGCAAACCATGGTATGCTCGGTACTGTTAAGGTCCTTAACATCCACGATACAGTCGCTGAGGTTGTCGATCGCCATGGCAAACACATTCGTGTCCAACTGTCAAGCCTTCGTCCTGGCGAAGCAACAGAGGAAAGTGTTAATGAAAATTACGACAAACACTCGACTGCTGCAAGCCAGTACGACCACGATATCGAAAACGGTGCAACAGATCGTGCTACGTACAAAGATGCTGCAAAACACCACGAACGTGCTTCAAAAACAGCTCCAACTGATGCCCTACGCAAAATCCATGCTAAGAAAGCTGATGAGTACTTGACGAAATCAAAATCTGCGAACGAAAGCATTTCCGAAGGTGCAATCAAAGACGTCGAGAACGAACTAGCAAAACATGGCCAGTACAAGGTTGATTATGAGAAAAAGAACGGTCCAATGAATGGAACGGATCTTCACCAACACGAAACAATCCGTAAGCAGCTACTAAGCAAAAAGCGCAAGGCTCAGGCTGCGTATGACAAGAAGATGAATGAAGCAGTTGTATCGGAGTTGAGTGCAGCATCGTACCAAGGCGTTGTTGATCGTGAAGCAGCGAAAAAAGTAGGGCATTTAAGCGATGCTGGCAAACAGCTACGCACGATTCGCATGGCAAAAGAAAAAATCGCACAAAAAAATACTGAACACGATCTCGCTGTAAAGGGGGACCCAAGAGTGAAAACAGAACAGGCGGTTGATGAACTAGCAATGCCATATACAGAATTCTCCAGTCTCAGCTTGTGGAACAACATTGCTAAAAAGGCGAACTTCGAAGTTGAACAGTCTCATGCAGGTCGCAAACTGCGCGCATACAACAAACACGGAGATTTCGTTGGTGAGTTTGACACGGAGGCAAACAAAGGATTTATGGCTGGATCTAGCGTTAACGAAGCGCATAAACTCGGCGACAGAGTGTCGATCACAAAAGGTCCAAAAGACGTTGTCGGTAAGTCTGGTAGAATTGGTGAAATTCGTCACGGCGCATTCAAAGGTGCAGAAAAAACATACACCGTCGATCACGATAACGGCTCTGTGCAGTTAAAAAGCTCACAATTCAAACGCCATAAAGAAGTCTCAGAAGCACTTGATGTTGCAGTATTGCAAGCCGGTGATCCAATTCGTATCATTGGTGGAGTAGAAGGTCAAGGTGAAACCGGTACTTTTGTTGATCATGGTATGGATGGTAAATTTGTCATCGTCCAGATGGCAGATGGAAGCAAACGCTCGTATCACAGTAGCGATATTGAATACTGTGAAGATGATGAAGATGATGAAGATATGGATGAATGTATGAATGAATCTAAAACAGTTTTAGGCGAAGCACTGAAACAGATTAGTGAATGGGGTATTGGTGCCGATCGTCACGCAGAGTATGATTGGGCACCAGCCCCAGCACGTTCGATGGCTAGCAACCGTAATGGCAAGTATTGCCTAACGCGTGACAATCCACCGATCCGTGGTCGAGGCTTTTTGTGTTTTGAATCTGAAAAAGATGCAGTATTTGCCTGGAAAAAACTATCAAATAATACTGGCGTGAAAATTGTCCGTGAATCCGCTTTTCACGATGACGGTACACCTCTCAAAGAAGGTGAAGTACTACTCGTTGATCCACTAACGGAAGCAACAGAAAAGAAATCTGCACCAGCACCACGCAACTTTGTCGCGAAGAATGCAAAAATGGGCGGAGCAGGTGCTCACAAAGATGCAAAACGTGCTGCTAAACAAGGTGAGGTCAAGCATAAGGGTAAATTAGAAGAAGCGGAAGATGGTTACGCAAAAGTTGAAAAAGCGATTGCACAACACAAGCGCACTCTAAAGAATAAACTAGCAACACCAGCGAATGTCGCGTATGCACAAAAAATGATTGCCCGTGGCAATGCTGCGTTGAAAAAAGACACCGGTGAAGAAGCGTACAAGCACTTCCAAGGTGCGGTCAGTGAGAGTGTTACCAACGATCTCCTAGCCCTATCAGAAAAGTTGTAAATCATCTTTTCCACTAAATAGCCCCTACACGGGGCTATTTTTATGTCGAAGTACCACCAAGGTCGATACCGACCTGCTAATCCGCAAAAGTTCGAAGGTGATTTGAACAACATCATCTATCGTTCGTCGTGGGAACTTCGTTGTCTTCAGTTTTTTGACAACAATCCAGCAATTACCAAGGTAATGTCTGAAGAAATCAAGATCCCATATTTCAACCCGCTTAAGCGTAAACCTGCCAATTACTATCCTGACTTTTACATCGAACTAACAGACAAGACTGGTAAAGTTCGTAAAGAATTAATCGAGGTAAAACCAGCTGCTCATGTAACCGAGCACGCTAATGAGAATACGTACACCAAGCTGCAACGAATTCTAAACTACGCCAAGTGGCAGGCTGCAGTCGAGTGGTGTAAGGCTCGTGATGTAAATTTTAGACTGCTTACAGAAACCCAAATATTCGGAGAGAAAAAGTGAAATTAACAGCGATTTTTGAAGCAGTTACTCCACCTAACCAGGAAATGCGACAGGTTAGTAATCAGGAGCTAATGCAACTGCTTGGTAAAGGTAGAGTGAATGCAATGGCGCGCCATCCGTGGTTCCAGCGTTACAGTAATTATGAGAAAGCATACAAATACGGTGTCACAAGCTACGGTGCTATCCATGTTGAAATGTATGCGTTTATGAGAAGCCAACATACGACACCGGAAGGTAAAATCCGTCCGTTGAATATGGTGACATTCACATTCTGGCACAACGGTAGAAAGGTAATTCAAGCGAATGAGTACTACCGTGATAAAGAGCCTAGCGACATGGAACAACGGTACGGTCCGTCTGCTGGTTGGAAACACATGAAGACGTGGAAAGACGTTGAAGAAAATATCAATGAAGGCGGCTGGGACACAGCGGCTACACAGAGCACTGTTGTTACGCCACAAATTGTTAAAAAGGCGCTCACCGTTATTCAAAAATTCGCCACAGACTTCAACGAATGGCTGATCAAGCAGGGAATTGAAGATCAAATTCAAATTGGTCACCCACTCGGCAGCAGTGCGTACCATGATGTTGATCCTGATGATAAAGTGTATGGTGATATCGACCTGCAAGTGATCGTTCCGGATATGGATGGTGTTCACTCGGCAATGCAAAACCAGTGGAACGATCGTCAGCAACAATTTGTTGAAACCGTTGCACCAGAATACGTTCTCCTTGGTGGTGAATCGAAACCAGGTCACCCAATCGTTAAGATCGGTCCTGACCAGTATGTCCAAGTCGACTTTATTTGGCATATCAAACGAAATGCAGACTGGGGTCGTTATCGTGCCACTCCGGAACGTGGTCTAAAAGGTCTGCTAAACGGCAATATGTTCTCCGTACTTGGTGCGCTGCTTGATATGAGCATTCAACACGCTGGTGTTCAACTGAAAGTTAATGACCGAGGCGAGCACGTGTCGTTCTCTACCCGTAAGAACACATCAGTTCAAACAATCTCGTCATCTCCAACTACATTCATTGTTGATATCCTGCACTATGTTGCATCACAAGCAGGACTGGATCGTAAGCAAGTTCGTATTGATCCGCAACTAAAATCACACCCAGGTGTTAACACAAAAGACATCAAGATTGCATTCTTGGCTGAAGGTATTATCGGTCTTGCTAAGTCATTTGAGCTAAATGATTTATACGGCAAGGGGATCCTAAGTGAATACCACTCTGCAGAAGAATTTATTGCAGCATTTAAGCATGAATACTCGACAAAAGTGGAAGTTGAAATTTCAAGTAAGAAACGTGATAAAGCAGCTACCCCGGAAGCCATCGCCCGGGCTGAACACGATCGCCACGCGATCCAGCAAGGATTACAGACGGTCATGTCTTATTTCGGCTAAATACCACATCCTATTGTAAAAATCATGGCACAATTATCTGACCAACAACTACAAACTCTCCGTGACAACTACGCCCGTATTGAACGGATTAATCCAGACTCTGCGAACTACAAGCAACTTACTGCTAAACTAAGTCAATATCCACAAGAAGTGTTGAAACAACTTGCTGGTGCGAATATTAAGTTTGTATCGAGTCTTGCGCGTAATCGTCTTCGCTCTGCTGTTAAGACTGAGGATGCTTCCCCATCTCGTAACCACATGGACGTGATGGACCAGATGAAGCAAGAGATCAACCAGAACAAGATGATCGCTAACGAAGCAGACTATAAGCGTGCAGTTCGTCAAATGTTGATCCGCCGTCCTGTTGTTCCAGCTGCACAAGTCGAGCAATTTACTCGTCGCTTTATGCAACAGTATCCGTATTCGCAATACCGTATTCAGGCAAAGACTGGTGATATGCGCACTGCTGGTATGCAAGAAGCTCGCAAACTACTCCAGACGCAATCTGGTGGTAAGATGACTGCAAAAGTCTATCGCGATTCGGAAACAAACGAATTCGTGGTTAAGTTCTATGTTGATGGTGTATACCAAACCGAAGCGGATTACTTTACGGACGATAAGCAGGATGCTATGGATACCGCTCGCTCCCAAGTAAATCGTAACCGTACTGAATCTGTAAAAGAAGCTGACGAGATTGATGATGAAGAAATCAAAAGCATCGAAAAAGAAGTTGGCGCTGATGAGGAAAATCCACGTGACATCGAAAAAGAAGTTCCATCTGACTTGGACCTAGAGTGGATCAGCAAATTTGACCTTGGTGAAATCAAGGAAGCGATCCAAAAGATCATTGACCACCTATCCGAAACAGAAGACGAAGAGCAAATCGAATTGCTACGCAATGATATCCGCATCCTGGATAACCTACATTCTGCACTTGGTAAAAAAGACAGTGCAGCTGTTGACAAATACTGGAAGATTGCTAAGGACGAAGGTTCACATGAACACTTGCACCCAGAGTTCTCAAAACGCATGGATGACGTCACAGCACTAGTCAATGTTAAAGAAGGTTATGTTACTGAAAACGTAACATATAACAACAAGGCTAAGTGGGATAAAGCTGCCAAGAAGTTCCGTGTTAAGGCATCTGGCAAATCTGAAACAGCATACTGCAAAGAAACCGGTCAAATGATGGGTCGTTGGTCTGGTGAAAAGGGTTGGCTAGAATCCTGCTAACCTAACACCTAACTAACCCGCCGCAGCTTGCATAGTAAATACTCTACCCTAGGTGTATTGAAATGCAAGCTGTTAATGTTTCCCATCCATTAGAACAAGTGTTTGATCTTGAAGAAAATTCAACTCAACGCTCTCTAATCGCGCCAACTCCAATCGAACCGCTACCAGCAGTTGTGACAGCTCAGTATGACGAAAAAGATAGTTCGATTGATGGTGAGCTTGCAGCCGTCCAAGCAGAAGCAATGGCAGTTGCAAATGAAATGAAACAGCAAATGGCGTATGCTGATCCACGTGCTCTCCCTAGAATGGGTGAAGTTGCAATCGCTGCTCTCGGTACTGCATTGGAAGCGATCAAGCAAAAAGCCGACATTAAAAAGCACAAAGATAAACTAGCAACTTCCGGTGGAATTGACTCCGTTAATAACGTCACAAACAATACTTTGATCATTGATCGCAGCGCATTGCTCGATAAGATTATGGCTGGGGAAATTTAAAAATCCCCGAGTAATGGGACCTTTTTTCGCCGTGGTTCGTCAAAATGTAATAAATAGAGTAAATACACTCGCAGTCTGCGAGCAAATTACGCAAAGGACATTTAGAAAATGGCAACCGAAATTCTAAAACAACTACTCGAAAACGACGTGCTTACCGAAGACACGAAGGCTTCTATATCAGCAGCCGTCGAGACGGTTATTCAAGAAGCTACGGAAAAGGCACGTGCAGAAGTTACTGAAGAACTAACAGCTCGTTTTGCTGAAGACTTCGTAAAAGAACGCGACACACTAATCGAATCTGTTGATGAGATGGTTGCTAAAGCTGTTGAAGAATATACAACAAAAGCTGCTACTCAACTATCCGAGCACATCGAATCTCACAAAGCTGATATCGAAGCGTTCCGTGACCTAGAAGCAGAACAAGCAGCACGCCTAGTTGAAGCACGTTCTGAACTAGTCGAATCTACAAAAACTGATATCAAAGTTCTAGTTGAAAAACTAGACAAGTTCCTAGACACAGCAATCGCTGAAGAATTTGAAGAAATGCGCGAAGAGCTAGTTGAATCACAGCGCCAAGCAATGGGTGCTAAGATTTTTGAAGGGTTCCGTGCTGAATTCGAACAATACTATGTTCAATCTACTGGCATCGCAAGCAAGATTGATCAACTAGCTGAACAAGTTAAGGCTACTACAGCTGAAAATGAATCACTAAAAGAAAGCCTAGCTGCTGTTACACGTACGCAGACACTTGCTACTGTTCTAGCACCACTAGAAGGCAAATCACGTCAAGTGATGGAAACAATTCTAACAACTGTCGCTACCGACAAGTTGCAAGAAACATACGAGCGATTTATCGACCGTGTGATCAAGGAAGGTGCAGCTGCACCGGAAGCAGGGCAACAATCAGAGAAGGAAACTAAAGAAGTACTAGCTGAGTCGAAAGTTGATCCCAAAACTGTAACGCTAAAGACAGGCGACACAACAATCAAGAAACCAGTGGTTACTGAGAGTGTTGCTGGCCTAACTGAAGCTGACAAAAAGCGCCTATTGGCGACAGCGGGATTGATGTAATATTTTTACACAACTCACTCATAAAGGAAATTTAAAATGAACTTATTTGAAAACTGGGGCGAAACGAAAGAAGTCCTATTGACCGGCCTATCCGGCGAAAAGCGCAAGGTTGTTGATACTCTACTAGAGAACCAAAAGACCTATAACCTAAACGAGTCTGCAGCTAGCGGTTCTATCGCTGCACAAGATATCGCTGGTTTCCGTAACATCTTGATCCCTATGATCCGCCGTATTATTCCTGGCACAATCGCTACGGAACTAGTTGGTGTTCAGCCAATGAAGGCTCCAGTAGGTATCGTTTATTCTATGCGTTACAAGTACAATGAAACACTAAGTGCTCCAGGTACAGTAACAGCTGGTGAAGAAATGTTCGGCAATGCAGAGCCAGTACGTCGTTACTACTCCGGTGCTACCGATGCTGCAGTTCCAGCAGGTGCTTCTGGCATCGACGCAGGCGCAGGCCAGCCAAACATCTCTGGTGTTCCATCCGGTCAAGGTTGGGGTGCTAATGCAGGTCACTCAGCACTAGACGGTTGCACAACCGGTGGTTCTGGCGGTACAATGGAAGGTTCTGGCGGCCGTAAGGTTTCGTTGGAACTAGTTAGCCAGGCTGTTGAATCTAAGAGCCGTAAGCTACAAACTGGTTGGACAATCGAAGCTATGCAAGACTTGAACAGCCAACACGGTATGAACATCGAAACAGAAATGACAACAGGTATGTCTGCTGAAATCGTTCAAGAAATTGACAACGAAATCATCAGCGACCTACTAGCTCTAGCTGGTACAGTTGCATCATGGGACGGCGCTCTACCAGCTACTGCTGGTTACTACAAGCCAACATTCGGTGGTGACCGTTTTGCTCAACTAGGCATCTTGATCAACTACGTAGCGAATGAAATCGGTCGTAAGACACGTCGCGGTACAGCTAACTTCATCGTTGTTTCTCCAATGATCGTTTCTATCCTTCAATCTGCTGCTAAGTCCGTCTTCGCACCAGCTATCGAAGGTTCGTTCAAGGGTCCTAACAACACAATGCTAGTTGGCACTCTAAACGGTTCTATCAAGGTTTACTCATACCTATGGAACCAGTCACAAGCTACTAACGTTGGTGGCACAGGTGACGACGAGATCCTAATCGGTTACAAGGGTGGTAACGGCGAACAAGACGCTGGTTACTTCTACTGCCCATACGTTCCGCTAATGTCCACTGGTGTTATTATGAACCCTGTGACAATGCAGCCAGTAATGTCTCTAATGACACGTTACGCTAAGGCTCAGTTCACAAGCACAACAACATCTCTTGGAAATTCTGCGGACTACTACGGAAAAATCGTTGCAACAGGCGTTTCTTTCGCATAA